AATCTATAAAGAACACAATATGAATCACCCCGACCCAAAAAGACACCAAGTAATAAGTTTTATAAAATCAATTATCCGAATAACAGGATATGCAGTTCTTCTATACAGTATGCCTATGGCAGTTTTACTCTTGATTTTTTCAGAATTAATTGGTATATTAGAAGAATTAGTTTAATAAAAATAAAAAAATAAAATTATATGAAACCAGTTAAAATTTTTGCTTACAAAACACATCCAGATGCTGTTATACCTAAAGTAGCTTATGGAAGTACTAGTGCATGTTTTGATATAACATGTATTGAAACAACAATTATACCTGCCAAAGGAAGTGCAGTTGTACCTAATGGGTTAAGACTAACAATTGATCAAAAAGATAACTATTGGATGCAAATTCAACTACGAAGCTCCAAAGGATTTAAACATGAATTGATCCCCCACTATGGAACCGTAGACCCAGGCTATACAGGAGATTTTGGGGTAAAAATATATAACCTAGGGGATAAAGATATTACTATTGAAAAAGGAGAAAGATATGCCCAAGTAGCTGTTATTGAGATCCCACCATATAGTATAGTAGAGCTCAATGAAGAAGAATTTAACAAATTAAAAACTAACCAAATAAGAGGTGATAAAGGTATTGGTAGTTCAGGTAAATAGTATTTATAATTAACAAAAAATAATCACTAAATCTATTAATGAAAGTTATGAAGTCAATCAACTATTCCAAGCCAGACCTTAAAAAGTTTTTTAATGATTGATATACTAGGATATATGGCTTCATTATTAACGGCTATTTCTTTCTTAATGAAGGATGTAATAAAACTCCGTTTAATTAATTTAATATCTTGTATCATGTTTATAACCTACGGATTATTGATACATTCATATCCTATAGTAACAGTAAATTCAATAGTTGCTATCATTAATATCTATTATATATTGAAAAAATGATTATTCATTTTATATGGATAGGAAATGATGTAATCCCCCAACCATACATTCTTAATTATCAAAAATGTATTAGATTAAATCATGGATTTGATTATTTAATTTGGAGAAATGAAGATTGTTTGAAGATACTTGAAAGTTATAATTTTTTAGAACCCTGGTCTAAACTTACATTCATATGTAAATGTAATTTTTTAAAGTATCTTATATTAAATGAACATGGGGGGATATACACCGATTTTGATATTGAATGGAAAGTTCCTTTTCAAAAGATAATGAATAATTTTGATTTTCCTCAAAAAGATATTATATTTACTTCAATAAATAATAGTTATCTTTATGGAGAAAAAATTGGTCCTTTAATAGATGATCCTTTTATAATTAGTAAACCTAATATGTTTAAAAATTGTATTGAATATTGTTTAAATAGAACAAATTTGAAAAACGATGGGGGACATTACTATAAAACAAAGGAATTAATACCCCATAAATTAGAACCTGTGGGGCCATTTGGATTAACTGAGTGGTTAATTGATAATCAAATTAATTTTTCTCATTTTGCTCAAGAAACATTATTAGATAATAATGGGTATTTTGGAAAGCACACCCAAAAAATGAATTGGAAATAAAAAAATAAATAAAATTGTACCAAGCAGTATTTTTCGATAGAGACCCTAACTCACCAACTAGATACCACTACTACCTTAGAGACAGTATAAAGGGTATTCGCTGTTTCCAATATTGGCCTACAGTCTATAAATTAGACCCTTATGGAGAACTTGAAACATTATTCGGAGACAAATGCTCCCCCATTCAAGGAAAATATGATAGAAAAGACCCCAACATTCTAGAAAAAGATATTGACCGTGAATTAGTATTATTAAGAGATTTATATTATAACACAGATGATGTTCCAAAATCTCATAATATAATTTATTTAGATATTGAAATTGAGATTTTAGGAGCACTTACCCCTCAAACTATTAAAGAAGCCAATGCTGAAATAACAGCAATTGCTTTAATAGATACTTCAACTAAAGAAAAGATATGTTTTATATTAGATAAAGAAGGAATTATTGAAGAAATAAATTCTGAAGGGAAAAAGGTTATACCTTGTCATAGTGAAAATATCTTATTACAAAAATTCTTAGATAAATGGGAACAAATGGATCCTACAATTGTTGTAGGATATAACAGTGATTTTTTTGATATCCCATATTTGTATTATAGAATTAAAAAGAGTTTAGGAGATGAAGTATACAGACTATCCCCAGTAAAAAAAATTGAAGAAATACTATCTCAACCCAATTCACCCATTCGTATAGGATTAGTTAATTGTCTTGATTTTATGCATTTATTCCGTAAATATATTATGAAAGAAGAATCATCATATAAATTGGGTGATATAGGAACAAAATATGCTAAATTAGGAAAAATAGAATATAATGGAAGTTTGGATAAATTATTTAGAGAAGATCCAAACAAATTTATAGATTATAACATTCGAGATGTTGAAATCATAGAGGCCTTAGAAGAAAAATTAAAATTCATTGAATTAACAATCTTAATTTCACATTTATGCCACACTACTTATGAATCAATATACTACAATACCATTCTTAATGAGGGGGCCATATTAACATATCTGAAGCGAAAAAACATAATTGCTCCAAATAAACCCACTACTACAAACCCATCAATTAAAGAATTAGAATTAGGTGACCATGTTGTAAATCAACGAGGTACTCCTACTATTGAAGGAATGATATATAGCTTTGAAGAAAAAGGAATTGTTGTTAAAACAGCAGCCGGGAAATACATTCAGCGCAACCCAAAAACAATACGAAAAAAAGATTCATACGCCGGAGGATACCTCCTCGACCCAGTCCCTGGCCTATACTCAGATGTAAGTGACCTAGACTTTACTTCACTATACCCGTCAATTATCAAATCATTAAATTTAGGTATTGAAACATTAATAGGTAAAATTATTACAAAAAATAATTATGAACAATATAACTCGCTTGAACAATTAAGCCAACGTGACCCTGAAGAAAAAATTCATGTACAAAAATTAAATCATAAAAACTATCAACTTAAAGATGCTTCTATATCTGTAAAAGATTTAATCCAACTTATAAAAAATAATAATTGGACTATATCTGCTAGTGGAGCCTTTTTTAGAACAGATAAAAAAAGTATTTCATGTGAAGTATTAGAAGACTGGTTTGATAAAAGGGAGCATTATAGAACACTTAAGAAAAAGGCTGGGAAAGAGGAAGACTGGGCGAATTATAAATTATATGACTTATATCAAATGGCTTTTAAAATATTACAAAACGCGCTATACGGTACGTATGCAATTAATTCATGGCGTTTTACAGATGGATTCAAAATATGTTCTGCTGCCATTACAAATAGTGGACAGAGATTGGTTAAAGCTAGTATTGATGGTATAAACGATATGATAGACGAATATTTGGAAATGGATGAAGAGGAACTTAAAAAAGTTTTTGATCTTTGACCGGTACTTGTTATCTTTGACCATAGTTGGTAATATGTATAATAAAACAACTATGATAGCTATATATTATTTAGAAAATAAAGATGGGGTATTTTATGTAGGGTATACAAAAGATATTAAACATAGAATAACAGAACACAGAAGGAGATATGGAATTGAAACTGAAATGTTTATTTTAGAATATGTTGCTCCAAATGAGAAAAAATATTGGGAATGTTATTGGATAGAACAACCTAAACAGTGGGGGTTCAATCTAAAAAACAAAAACAATGGAGGGGGTGGACCTTCAACTCAATCACCCGAATCAAAAGAAAAATATAAAAATTGGAGAAAAGGTAAAACACCCATGCTAGGAAAAAAACAATCTCAAATTACACGAGATAGAAAAAGCAAAGCACTTAAAGGCAGACCCAAACCCGAAGGATTTGGAGATATGATGCGTGAAGTTAGAAAAGGTGTACCTAAACCAGAAGGGATGGGGGCTCGAATAGCTGAAAAGCTTAGAGGTAAACCATCTAAAAAGGCAAAAATAGTACAACAATTTGATTTAAGTGGTAATTTTATAACAGAATATCCAAATACTATGGTAGCTGCCGAAAAAACAGGAAGTAATAGTTCTACAATTTCAAAAGTGTGTAGAGGTATTTTTTCTCAAACTAATGGTTTTCTTTGGAAATACAAATAAACTTTTGTATATTCCAATAAATTAAATAATAAATTAAATAATAAACGTAAGATGAAATTAACATTAGAAGAAGCAATCTGCATTATTAATATAGGTTGGACAACAGAAGAAGAAAAAGAATTGCTTGATATTGCTTATAATACTATACGTAAAAAAAGCAATATTTTACACCTTAATTATCAAAAAACAAAGATTGAAGATAAATTAATAAACTTACAATCAAAATAAGATGAGTATTGTGAAAGGTTCTACAAGATGGGTATTTGTTGCAAAGAAGTTTGTTTACAAGATTCCATCTTTGTATATCTTTAAGCAATTTCTTTTAGGATTATTGGTAAATATGCAAGAAGTAGAATTTAGCAGATATAAAGATTTCAAAAAAACACTTTGCTAGGATATTACTTTACTTTTTTTTACATATTTATCACCAGAAATAAAAAATAAAATAAAATAAAATGGACAATTTCGATTTAAAAAAATATTTAGCTGAAGGAAAGTTAAATGAAGGAGCTTTAATGGATGAATCTTCTTTGGAAAGAAAAATTCAACAATATGTGTCTCAAGTATCAGAACGTATTAATGAACTTGATTCTTTAAACCCCCAACAATCCTTAGATCAAATAAAAGATTTAGTATCCTCAATAAAATATCTTACTGAAGAATTAGATAATGATTTAGTATAGAAAAACCTTAAAAAACCCCTTATAGAAAAGCTTGCCTACCTGCAGGCTTTTTCTTATCTTAAGTGTTATGGAAACAAAAATTAACCATGTTATTGCAAGTGACACAGATAGTGCCTACTTCACCCTTACTAAACTACTCCAAAAACTATACCCAGACTCAGATTCTTGGCCTAGAGAAAAACGCATAGAAGCTCTCCTCAAAATTACAGATAAAATTCAAGAAAAGGCAAATACTAATCTTAATAATATATCTAAAGAATTTTTCAATATTCAATCAAAACATCATTTTGTATTAAAACAAGAGGTAATTGCTGAAAAAGCATATTGGGCTGGTAAACGCCGTTACGCTATGTATATTGTAAATAAAGAAGGTGTGCCTATTGAAGAACTTGAAATGAAGGGATTAGATATTATGAAATCAAACTTCCCCCCATACTTCCGAAATTTTGGAGAAGAACTAATCAAAAGTATTTTGTTTGGTAAACCAAAAGAAGAAATAGATAAATTTGTAATGGATTTCAAAAATTCAATACAAACAGTAGACTGGAAAAAACTACTAAAACCTACAGGACTAAAAAAGATGGATGAATATGTTGATAGAAAACCAACAGCAGGAGAAATCTTTTCAAAATTAAAATTAAAATGCCCTGTAAATACAAAGGCCGCTATTGCCACTAATGATATATTGCGTTTCAAAAAACTATGCAAACAATACCCTGAATTTACTATCGGAGATAAAATGTATATTGCGGCTCTAAAACCCAACCCATACCAACTAACGGTAGTAGGTTTAAATGGGTATAATGATGCTCCTGAAATTTTAGAAATAGTTAATAAATATATTGATCGTGAGGGGTTATTTGACAGTATAATCCGAAATAAACTACATACTGTGTATTCTGATATTGGGTGGGAGCTTTTTTTAAATCGTCATAAACTTAAATTCTTTAATTTTAGTTAAAAATAATCTAAATTTAAATTAAAATCCCAAATATGTCATATATGTATAATAAAAAATATATGATAGGAATATACAAAATAACAAACCCAAAAGGTAAAGTTTATATTGGTCAAAGTATAAACATTAAAAAAAGAATAAACCAATATAAAAATAAACAAATTAAAAAACAACCTAGAATATATAATTCAATCCAAAAATATGGTTGGGATAACCATGTATTCGAAGTTATAGAAGAATGTCCTATAGAATTATTACATGAAATAGAAGTATATTGGAAACAATTAATATTAGATAATAATGGGGGGAGATGGGACTCTGTTTTATTTTGTAATTTGTATGATACAGGTTCAAAAGGACCAGTATCGGATCATATTAAAAATAAAATTAAAGGAACAAAAAGAACTATTGAAACCAAACAAAAAATGAGAGACCAAAAGTTAGGAAAACCTAGTAACTTTAAAGGGTATTCACATTCATTATTAACTAAAGAAAAAATGAAAAATAATAAATTAGGGAAGCCTTCAAATAATAAAAAAATAAAAATTTTTCAATATGATTTGAATAATAATTTTATTCAAGAATGGGAATGTATAGGAGAAATTAAAACACAATTAAATTTTAATAAAACAAGTATAATTAATTGTTGTAAAGGAATTCAAAAAACCGCCTATAATTTCGTATGGGGATATAAATAAAATTAAACTTTAAATATTAAATTTTTTTATAGAAAAGCTTGTCTCCCAACAGGCTTTTTCTTATATTTAACCAAAACAAATAAAAGTGGTAAATAAATTAGTTCTACAATCAGTTATAAACAAATACTACTTAGGTGAAAATGAATCCGTTAAATGGAAAATCAAAGACAAAACACTTATTATAGACTTTATGTCTATGAGTAAGGAACTAATAGGAAATGTTACATACAAAGGAATTAATCTAGAAGATAGCGAATTAGCAATTTTTGATACTAAAAAATTACTTAATCTCTTAAGTATTACTCAAGGAGACATAATGCTTAATATAGAAAAAAATAAATCAACATGTATTAAAATGCATATTGCTGATGTTGATTTTAATTTAACATATGCATTAGCAGACCCCCTACTTATATCCAAAGTTGGTTCCGTAACAGAACCCAAATGGGATGTTACAATATCATTAGAAAAAGAACACATTGATAACTTAATTAAAGCTAAAAATGCATTAACAGGAGTAAACTTAATGTCTATATCCGTTGATATTGATTTAAATGGAGATGATATGT